CAGTAACCTCATGCTAAGGCAACAGGTGACCTTTCACGGCATGTCTGCGGCTAAGAATCGACAGGTGTCGCTTGCCAAACAAATTAGCGACGGTGTGGATAATGGAATTGACGAGGTGAAGATTAAGGATCTTGAGATGCAGTTAACCGACGCTAACGCTCAGTTTCGTAACTACATGACCTATAACTCGGTCCTCGGAACTGGTGCAAGTAGGTTGTTATCACAACGTAAATCAAAGAACATCGGCAAGGCTTTTGATTTATTAACAACAAAACTCGGCGATAAATACAAATCGTCTTTGGATGGAGAAGCTTTCCTTAAAGAAAATAGACTGAATTCAGAAACACGAACGAAGCTAGAAGCCGAGAACAATCAGCTTAAAGAAGACATTGAAACAGACATTGATGCCATTTCGGATGAAGATTTACAAGCACGTATCACAAAAGACGGAGAGACAATCAATAATCAAACGGACAAGATTAACGAGCTTCAAAACGACCTTAACGCACGCACAAAAGAGCTTGCCGGACTGGAGACCAAACCCGAAGTAGACCCACGGACAGACGCATTAAATAAGCAGATAAAGGACTTAAAAGAGGATCTAAAAATTCAACAAACTCTACAACAGCTTAGAAACGATATTAAAGGTCTGCGTAAGAAAGGAAAGATAACTAACTTTCAAAAAGAACAGTTACTTGATAAACTGAGATCACAAAGCGAACGGTTGAACCAGCGTTTAAAGGTTAGTGATGTTAAGACCAAGAAGCTGTATGACAAGTTTGTTAAACAGAACCTAGGATCGCAAAAGGCCCGGACCTTTGCAAAGCGTTTGTATTTTGCAGCCCAAGACGGAAAAGAAGATGCGGTGTTAAACATGGCCGCAAAGATGTCCGAGAAGTCAGGATGGACAAAAGGTCTTAACATGGGTCTCCAATGGTTCATGGGTAACATCTTGAGTGGACCTCCTTCGTATGTCTTGAACGGAATCGCGCCGGTATTAACGCGTGGTCTTCTCAAACTTGAAAGAGCGACCGGAGCAATTCTCACAGGCAATACCGACCTTCTTAAAGCACACATGACGATGGATTCCATGTTTGGAAACGTCCGACAAGCTTGGGAAATGGGTGGAAAAGCCCTTAAAAGCGACACTGAAACCCTGTTGGGAGGTGCGAGGTCAATGGACCCAGAACTGTCAGGAGAGTCGTTAGGAGCGTTTCACTCTAGTAACTTCAACAGCAAGTTTATGTCGTCCGATCCTATGGTCGCTGTAATGAACACCGTCAACGTAGCAACACGTTTACCCTTTCGAATTAACGGAGCAGTGGATGTTATTAATAAAACCTTTGCCGTGGACAACTACCTTAAAACTCACTACAAGATGGAAGGTCTTTCTAAGATTAGAAAAGGAGATCTTGATGCGGATGAACTAGGTGCATATGTAGATGGCAAGGTTCGCAAGATGTATAATGAGGACGGTTCGTTGTATTCCGAAGAGCGCATGATGAAGGCGTATGCAAAGCGAGCGTTGGATGAAGGATTTGATGAAACAGATCCTAACGCAATCGGACGTAAACACCTTGAGTTCATGTCGGAAAAGATGAAAGAACTCCAAAAAAATGGTGGTGACCTCAGCGAGATGGACCTGCTTGCAAGACGAGCCGAAGACTTTGCACGGGAATCAACCTTTACGGGTGAGCCGGGAGCTATAACTAACATCCTTAACCAACTAAGGGATCACGTTCCTTTAACAAAGTTCCTTATTCCGTTTGTTAATACTCCGATGCAAATCTTAAAGTTTGGGTGGCAACGAACTCTTCCTGGGGTGTTCTTGAGTGACATAGCACCACGCCTTGTTAAAGGAACCAAACAGGCACGACTAGATTTCGCGAAGTTAGGACCAATCGAACAAGCAGCTTATCGCGGACGCTTAACAACTGCGGTTGCATCTACAGGAGCGTTGATTTACTTTGCAAGTAACAATAGAGAGTCTATCACTGGAGGAGGCCCGCGTAACAAAGACGAACGACGCGCGCTTGAAGCCACAGGATGGCAACCTTATTCGTTTGCTACAACAGATGACGAGGGCAACAAAACTTACTACAGCTACCAAAGGCTGGATCCATTCGCCACTATGATTGGTATTATTGCGGATATTGCCGAGTTTGGAGAAATGAACCCACGAAGCGATGACGAGCTTAGTTCCGCCGTGTCTGGTATGGCCTTTACAATAGCCGAAAGCTTGACCGATAAATCTTTCCTTCGTGGTTTGAATAACGTCCTGAACATCACTGGTGATCCAGAGACTTACATTCCTAAAACATTAAAGGACATCGGAGCCGGTATGGTGGTCCCTATGTTCGTTGATAAACTAAAGAACTACGATAATGAGATACTTATCAGGGAAAACCGTTCCATTGTTGACGCAATACTTCGAAAGATGCCCATCGCTGAAGAGAACATTCCTCCAAAGCGGACCTTTCTCGGCGAACCTGTTTACCGACAGAACCCGTTAGGTCTGCTCGGAATCGCCAACCCGGTCTACATATCAAGCCAACGCAACGACATCGTAGACCAAAAGATTCAAGATATGCTGCCCAGATTTTCGTTACCTCCGGCAAACTATTTAAACCACGGTGACACGGACATGCGAGAGTTCTACAACGCAGGCGGAAGACAAGCATACGACCGATTCCTTGAACTAACATCAACAACTACCATTCAAGGACGGAACCTACGAACCGCTTTAAAAGGTCTGTTTAAGTCCAGAGCATTTAAGAGCGCGGAACAGAACTATCTAGAAGCCCAAGAGACCGGTGAGCCGGGAGTTGAAGACCCTCGCGTGGCTTTGACTAGAAGCATTATCTCGCGTTACCGAAGAATCGCAAAACGAGAAGTTATCACTGAGTTTCCCGAACTACAAGAGACAGTATTCAATTTAAAAACACAAAAGCGCAGAATGCTTAACAACCCTATCCCAACCTTATAAAACACCATGCCTGACACAAGTGGACTATCATTCTACCAGACCGACGACCCAACAAGTAAATCAATTACCTATGGTTTTGACGTATTAAGCGCCGATGACATCACTGTTATTGCTATCGCTTCCAACGGAACCAAAACCTTTTTAACAGTAGAAAGCGGGGATGGACACGGATACACGGTTAACCTTAATACCAAGACGGTAACATATACAGGGGCATCATGGACTAGTCATCCACAGATATACCCGTCAAGCGACATAAGAGTCTATCGGACAACATCAGTGATACCCTCGATTGACTTTACATCCGGTGCTGTGTTAAGCGAAGGCGATCTCGATACCGCCTATAAGCAAGGTCTCTTTGCCGCCCAAGAGATGACCGAGGACGCAGCTGACACGAACGCTGGTCTTCAAAGTGTAACATCAGGTGTTATTGCAGCCGGTGCTGTGACCGCTCCTAAGATTGCAACAAACTCAATCTCAGAAGACCGCATAATTAACCTTGCTGTAACTAACGCAAAGATTGCAAACGACGCTGTTAACGCGGCTAAGATTCAGAACGGCACAGTAGGATCGTCTGAACTGGCAGCTAACTGTGTTATAGAAAGCAAAATAGGAGCGGCAGCCGTAACGGAGACTAGGATAGGAGATGAAGCGGTAACACAAAACAAGGTGACCAAAGCGACTAAATCTCACATGGAAACCCAAAGCGGAAGTTATGGTGTTGTTACTCCTGACGTTCTTAAACACAGTCCGTTCTCTCCAAAGTGCTATGGGACAGTCGCTTATAGCTCAGGGTCCGCAACCTTAGCTGCCGGTTCGTATAATGTTGCGTCAGCGTCAGCATCCGGGGATCAAAGAACAATTACGTTCACAGCCGGTATGCACGATAATAATTATGTAGTGTTTGCTAACATGTCGACTAGTGGAGCTATGGGTGGTAATCACTCTGTAACAGTTATGGCTAAAACGACCGCTGGGTTTACGATAGAATCGCAAGCTAACGTAGCATCGACTACTAGTATTAACTTCATCGTCTTTGGAAGCACCTTTGCGTAACACAAGATATGAACTCCTCAGTCAATACACTTTTAGTAGGTATCACCGGATTGATTGCAAACATAACACTCGAACAAATTAACGCCGCTGTAGCTCTTGCTGTCGGCCTCGCCACTCTGGTCTATATGTTAATAAAGATCAGCCACCTTTTAAACGATAAACAGAAATAAAAATGAGCGACGAAAAACGAAGCATAAAGATGGAGGGTTTACAAGACCTTCTTATCGACACATTCATTGATCAAATCAAAAGTGGTGAAGCACCTCCTGCCTTGTTAAACGCTGCACGTCAGTTACTTAAGGACAATAACATCACATCTAGTATCACTATGGAGTCACCCTTGGAGGCACTTGTAAATTTGCTTCCCTTCGAAGATCCGACTGATAAAGTTGTCAATGAATGAATGACCTTCCGCCACAGCTTAAGGACTTCCGTAACTTCCTTTGGATGACATGGAACCACCTTACGCTACCAGCACCCACACCTATCCAATACGAGATAGCCGAGTGGATGCAAAACGGTCCACGACGAGGTGTTATCCAAGGGTTCCGAGGTGTCGGTAAGTCATGGATCTGTTCTGCCTTTGTAGTCCATCAACTACTCCTAGATCCACAAAAGAACATCCTTGTTGTCTCAGCATCCAAGAACCGCGCTGATGACTTCTCTACGTTCACCCTTAGGTTGATCC